TTATTTTGAAACGTATCTACCAGAGTATGCTGCAATGTTTGATAAGTTACCGATAAGCGCTTTTCTCTCCTCTCCTGAGTTACCCGATCCAGATATGACGTTACATAATCTACAGTTTTGGAACTGTATGGACTATGGTGTCGTTGCAGTACAGAAACAATTCATCGGTTCAATGCACTATGAGGTCTATACAAGAGACTTTGGTAATCAGACTGGTACATATATTTGCACTTTAGATAATTATCACTCCGATGTAGACGCCATCGACTACTCTACGAGTGAACAACCAGCAGAACATAAGTCTCATAACCTGTTAGAATTGGATAATGGACAGTTTGCACTGTACCCTAACAACAGAATGCGTATCTATGATAACAGTATCACTCCTGAGACACCTAAGATTCCCGATTTTAAGGTATCAACCGTGTATTATCAGGTGGAGAATGGTCATGATCGTGATGGATTGGGTTCAGAAGACAATTATTTCTGGAAAACATCAAAAGAAAGAGCATCTGATGTCCAAGTAAGTTATGGTAGCACTGATTTAATCACTGATGACTTCATTAATGAAGGATATTACACCGAAGGAATGAATATTACAATCGATGAACCACCAGAATTGGGATGAAATGAGTGAGCATCTGATACTAGATGTCTACGATGGTTATTTTGAGGACTTAAATAGTCCAAATTTCCTTCGTGACATCTTCACTCGTGCTATTTTGAAGTCGGAGATGACAATATTAAATGAATATACACATAAATTCAGTCCATGTGGTGTTACATCTCTTTTTGCACTCTCTGAAAGTCATGTTTCTTGTCATACTTGGCCTGAATTTGGTCGTTTGAACGCAGATTTCTTCACTTGCGGCGAAAAAGACCCTCGAATTTGTGCTAAATACATTATTAACGCTTTAGATTCTGAAAAATATCGAATTCGTGTCGTAAAAAGATAAAAAAAGTGGTATAAATAAAAACAGCAAACTACTTGTGTAAATAGTGGCTTCTAGAGCATTCAAAGATATCAACTTATCGTTTAAACGTCACCCTGTGACGAATGATGTGGTGACAATTCGTGATGAAGACGCTATTAAAAGGTCTGTAAGGAACATAATTTTCACAATTCTTGGTGAAAAACCATTTGAACCTAATTTTGGTTCAGTGATTAACGAATCTTTGTTTGATTTGAATACAAATTTGAGTGAAATACGAGTTTCAGATGAAATTCGATCATCTTTACTTAATTATGAACCAAGAATTAGCAATATTGATGTAACAGTCACAGTTGCACCTGATACAAATGAGATGAATTGTACAGTTCAGTATGATATTACTGGAATTCCAGCACCAACACAAGAAGTAGACGTTCTCCTATTCCCAGCTAGAGTATAATGGCTTTCGGTCAATATGTCAATTTAGATTTTGATCAAATCAAAACCTCCATCAGAGACTATCTGAGGTCGAATACTAATTTTACTGATTATGACTTTGAAGGGTCTAACCTTTCGATCATTATTGATGCGTTAGCATATAATACATACACAACTGCCTATAATACCAATATGGCAGCAAATGAATGTTTTCTTGATTCCGCTACACTTCGAGAAAACGTTGTTGCACTTGCAAGAAACATTGGTTATGTTCCAAGATCTCGTAGATCAGCAAGAGCGAAAGTATCATTTACTGTAGATGGTCTTACAGAGACATCAACACTCACAATTAACGCTGGTATCGTTTGTAATGGTGCTGGAGATAATACGAATTACATATTTTGCATTCCAGAAGATATTACAGTTCCTGTTACCAATGGAGTTGCTGAATTTAATAACGTTGAGATATATGAGGGTGTTTACATCTCTCAAAACTTTACTGTTGACACATCTTTATTCAATCAGAGATATATTTTAGACAATTCTTTTATTGATACATCTACAATTCAAGTTAAAGTCAAACCAGCTTCAACATCAACCTCTTCAGTCACATATCAACAGATTGATAATGTTGTTGGCGTAACATCAACTTCAAATTCTTACTTACTACAAGAAATTGAAGATGAAAGGTATGAATTAATCTTTGGTGATAATGTAATTGGTAAAAAATTATCAAATAGCAACTATATTACCGTTTCTTACATCGTAACTGACGGAAAAGAGGGAAATGGTGCTTCAGAATTCAGTTTTGTAGGAAATATTACCAATCAGGACGGTGCAGCGATCAATGCTGATCTTATATCACTTGTTTCAACCGATGAAAAGTCAAGAGATGGTGATGAAATTGAATCAATATCATCAATTAAGTATTTTGCACCTCGAATATACTCTTCTCAGTATCGTGCAGTCACGGCATCTGACTATGAATCAGTTTTAGGATACATTTACCCTAACGTTGAATCTGTAACCGCTTATGGTGGAGAAGAGATGAGTCCACCTCGTTTTGGAAAAGTTTTTATATCTGTCAAACCTCGAAATGGTGATTTTCTTTCAGATCAAACAAAAAGAGAATTAATTCAAAGATTGAAGAGTTATGCAGTTGCTGGTATTGTACCAGAGTTTATTGATTTAAAATATTTGTATGTTGAATTGACAACATCTCCATATTATAATCCAAGTTTGAATGATGATCCAAATAATCTTAAAACTGGTGTTTCAAATGCTTTAACTCAATATTCAAGATCAATTGATGTCAATAAGTTTGGTGGTAGATTCAAATATAGTAAGGCTGTATCACTAATTGACAGTATTGACTCATCAATCACATCGAATATCACACTTGTCACGATTCGACGCAATTTAAAAGCAGTATTAGGTCAATTTGCACAATATGAAGTTTGTTATGGTAATATGTTCCATACTCAAGAGAGTGCTTACAATGTAGTTTCAACTGGATTTACAATTGAAGGTGTCACAGGAACTGTTTACCTTGCTGATGAGGTAATTAATCGTGAAAAGGGAAGAATTTTCTTCTTTACATACAATGAAGGTGGAACTCCAAACATAGTTAAGAAAAATGCTGGAACTGTCGATTATATGACTGGTGAAGTTCTTATAGATACTGTGAACATACTTTCAACAGTAATTGCAAACGGTGTGATTGAAATTCAAGCAATACCTCATTCAAATGACATTGTTGGACTTCGTGACTTATATGTTAAATTTGATATGACAAATACAACAATCAATATGATTCCAGATTTGATTGCATCAGGAGAAAATACCTCTGGATCAAGATTTGTCCATACTCACAGTTATTACACGCCAACTTATACGAGAAAATCAAATTCTCCAGTGTCTACAACAGCTGCCGCAGTTCTTCCATCAACGGCTTCTTCGACTGCAACAACTACAACTAGTGGAACATACTCATCACCAACCACAAGTTCAACAAGTTCAACAAGCTCAACAAGTTCATCTTCATCATCTAGTTCTAGTTCTGGATACGGATATTAATGATCGATACCTCCATACAAAGAGTTGAAATCAATCAGGTAATTGAAAATCAGTTACCTGAGTTTGTGCAGGCAGAAAGTCCACTTTTTGTGGATTTTATGAAACAATATTATATCTCTCAAGAATATCAAGGCGGATCAATAAATGTTGCTGAGAATCTTGACAGATATACTAAGTTACAAACATATGTTGGTGCTGCACTCACCGAATACACTGGATTATCAACAAATACTGAATCATATTCATCTACAATCTTCGTAGATTCGACACAAGGATATCCAAGTAAGTATGGATTAATTAAAATTGATGATGAAATTATAACTTATACTGGTATTGGAACAACATCTTTCACTGGATGTGTTCGTGGGTTTAGTGGTGTTGACAATATGGATCAACCTACAAGACCTGATTTACTATCATTTAATACAACTGTGGGTGCTTCTCACACTGGCGGTAGTAAAGTTCATAATTTATCAAATCTTTTCATTCGTGAATTTTTTAATAAACTTAAAACAACTTTTGCAAGTGGATTTGAGAATCGTAAATTAAGTAGTAATTTAGATCAAGTCAAGTTTATCCGACAAATTAAAGATTTTTATAAAACAAAAGGAACGGAAGAGTCATATAAAATTTTATTCAGAGCATTATATGGTCAGGAAGTTAGTATTATTAAACCATCTGAATTTTTAATTAAACCATCAGATGCTGATTATGGTTTTGCACAAGATTTTGTAGTTAAATCAATTACAGGTGATCCAAGAAATCTTAAGGGATCTACACTTTTTCAAGACGCTGATGAAGATGATGCGAATATTCGAGGTGCTTCTGGTGCGATATCTGATGTCAAAGACTTTTTATATGGTGGAGAACATTATTATCAGATCAGTGTATCAAAAGATTCAATTGACGGTAACTTTATAGTTCCAGGCAGAACTCGTGTAACTGATCCTGTATCAATTGGTGCAACTGTAATTACTGTTGATACAACAGTTGGATTCCCTACGAGTGGATCTTTATCACTTCCAACAGCAAGTACTGCTGGAGTTGTCACATATACAAGTAAAACTGCAAACCAATTTGTAGGAGTGCCTACTTCTGTTGATGTTTTAAGTATAGGAGATGATGTAAGATATAATAACGTTGCATATGGTTATTCATTTGCAAGTAATACAAATAGGATTGAAGTGCTAGTTACAGGTGTTTTAAAAGATTTTCCAATTCCTGATACAACTTTTTACTTTAATAAAGGCGATAAAATCAATGTTGGTACATTTGGTATCAATAAAAGTTCTGAGGATGGTAATTTTGCATCATATGTTTATAATACTTCAGTAAAATTTACTCCAAAGACAATTACTCGACAGTCAAGTAGTAGTTTTAGTATTGTTACTCGTTCTTCTCATGGATTTTTAGAAGAGGATGCAGTTGAAGTTTTAGATGGTCAATCAACTCTGATTGGAGTTGGTCGTGTTTTAAGCACAATCGATAGCTCAACATTCATATTAGGTGATCTACCTGGCGTTGGCGAATTTAATATTGCATTTATAAGAAGAAGATTAAAAAAAGGAAACAGTTCTCTTCATACTAATATTAACAAATATACAACTGATATTCAAAATGCATATGATAATGAAAGTGGTGATTCTTACATTGCCTCACCATCTTTACCAAGTTTAGGTAATGAACCTATAGTTGCACCAGATCGGTCTGTAACGTGGACTGGCGCCACTGGCGGCGACGTTATACAGTTGATACAGGTTACAGAGGGTGCAGCAGATCATGGATTCTATTCTGGAGAAGTTGTTACATATAATGTAGTCAGTGGTTTCTTAGGTCAGTTAATTGATGGTAAGAATTACTATGTAAGTCGTATTGATTCTAATAACATTCGTCTTGCAAACTCTCTACCTGATCTGGTAAATGGAGATTTTGTGAATGCAACAGGAGATGGTACTTTTAAAATATCCGTTCCTGATTTAGCAAATAAAAAACTGGAGCATCAAAAATTATTAAAGAGATTTTCTTTGAATCCAGTATTTGATGGGGCAAGGCGTGAGACAGCGCCAGGCACCACTGGCATGCTTGTAAATGGTACAGAGATATCAAACTATAAGTCTGGTGACGTTATATT